AGTTTTGGAACAAGGACGAGCTACTCAGGGTCAAGGCTTCATTGTCCTTGAGCAAGTGGAATGCGCAGTGGCAGCAGAATCCTATTGCTGAAGAGGGGGCGATAATAAAGAAGGAGTGGTGGAACAAGTGGGAGAAGGACGACATACCTCCTGTCAGTTACATCATGCAGAGTTATGACACGGCGTTTTCCAAGAAGGAGACGGCGGATTATTCGGCCATTACCACCTGGGGAGTATTTCGGCCAGAGGAAGGCGGTCCTGATAATCTTATACTCATGGATGCGAAGCGGGGGCGGTGGGATTTTCCTGAACTCAAGTCCCAGGCTCTGGAGGAATACAATTACTGGGAGCCGGATATGGTTCTGATCGAGGCGAAGGCCACTGGAACACCGCTCACGGACGAATTAAGGACGATGGGTATACCTGTGGTGAACTATACACCGTCCAAGGGCAAGGATAAGCACACCAGGATGCATATGGTGGCGCCAATTTTTGAATCCGGGAAGGTTTGGGCGCCGGAGAAGAAGTTTTCCGAGGAGGTTATTGACGAATGCGCGGCATTTCCCAATGGGGATTATGACGACTACTGTGACTCTATGAGCATGGCACTCATTAGATATCGTAAGGGCGGCTTTGTTCGTCTTGACAGCGACGAGGAAGATGAGGAACCTTCGGCCCATCTTCCGCACTCCCGTCAATTTTATTAGGAGAAGATTTATGGTTAAATGGGCTATTGGACGTGTACGTGAACCGTCTACATACGCCGCTATTGGTTTAGCGGCTATGGGCGTTGGAATTTTAATAGACCAGTCATATTTAGTTATGGCTGGCATTGCAGTAGCGGTTCTTGCCTTTGTTTTGAAGGAAAAGGGCGTATACTAAACCGTAGACACCCCCAGGATTCAAATCCTGGGGGTGTAAAGTTGGGGGTTAAGGAATGAATACTTTCCATAAGATTGCAACTGCATTTCTTATTGTTGTAGCTCTAACTTTTTCCGCACCCGTTTTCGCTAATCCCAAGAAAAGTGGAGTGGTGCCGGAGCAAGAGCATCTGGAGATGCTTTACCCAACAGTTTTAGTGAGATTGGGCAATGGTTCAGGATCCGGGACAGTTATTTATTCCAAACAGAACGAAGAGCAAGAATACGAAAGTTTCGTTCTGACCAATTGGCACGTCATCCAAGGTTATGTAAAGATTTCGAAGGTCTGGAATTCCGAGAAGAAGGAACATCTAGAGACCGAGACCAGGAGACCGGTTAACATAGATCTCTGGGAGTATAATAACTACTCCACTGCTGTAGGGACCATAGGGCGCTTGGCAAGCATCGTGGCTTACGACAAGAGCCGCGACCTGGCACTTCTGAAGGTGGAGGATGAGGAGCGTCCTATGCCTCATGTCGCTGCCATTTACCCTGAAGATGTCGATGATGGTCCTTGGATTTTCCAGACGGTTTATGCTGTAGGTGCAGGGTTGGGAAAGCCTCCGTTTCCGACGATGGGTTTGCTGGCAGGGTATGGTAGGGATCAGGACGGTAATGCCCTATACCTCTCAACCAGTCCGATAATCTACGGTAATTCCGGCGGATCCTTGTATGTATACTCCCCGCGCAACCACTATGAGTTGATCGGTGTGCCGAGTATGGTATCGGGATACGGGTGGGGAAATGTCGTATCGCATATGGCGTGGAGTAGACCGGTCTCTGAGATCCGCGTTTTCCTTAGAGGTGCTGGGTATGGCGTAAAAATTCTAGGGGATGAGCCGGAGACCGAAGAGGAAACAGAAGATGTTCGCTAGCCTTCTTCCGGCATTACTTCCTGTAGTTGGGGATGTTCTGGATAGGTTCTTCCCAAACAAGGAAGAGAAGGAAAAAGCAACCAGAGAGATCGAGGCGAAGCTTACCGAGCATCTTGCTTCTATAGATTTAGCTCAATTAGAGGTGAATAAGGCGGAAGCGAGTCATAAATCCATGTTTATTGCCGGCTGGCGCCCCTTCGTTGGCTGGACATGCGGGCTTGCTTTGTTCTATACGTACCTGATTCAACCCATAGCCGTTTTTATTATGGGACAGACAGGGAACTTGGTTCATCTTCCAGAACTTGATTTAAGTACGATGATGCCTGTGTTACTTGGGATGTTGGGTTTGGGCGGTCTCAGAAGTTGGGAAAAGTGGAAAAAGGTGGCTAGATAATGGCAAGACAACCAATATCTCTTATCGATAACAACATCCCCTCGCAAGGGATGCCTCTTGGTGGTTTGACTGACGAGGAAATAGACGTTGAAGAGATAGAAGAGCCTACAGAGATGCTGGAAGAGGAGGATGGTTCCGTTGTTCTTAATTTTGAAGACGCCATTCAAGAGCAACTCCAGGCAGAGCCAGATGCTAATCTAGCGGAAATTCTTGACGAGAGAGTTCTTTCAGATATGTCAAGCGACCTTGTTGGTCTTTACAAGGAAGACAGGAGCGGCAGACAAGAGTGGGAAGACGCATACAAAGATGGTCTTGACCTTCTTGGGATCAAGTACGAAGAGCGTGAGGAACCGTTTCGTGGATCAAGTGGTGTAACGCACCCTCTTATTGCCGAAGCCATCACGCAATTCCAAGCACAAGCTTATAAGGAGCTTTTGCCGAGTTCCGGCCCTGTGCGGACACAGGTCGTTGGTGCAGCCACACCCGAAGTGGAAGCGCAGTCACAGCGCATCCAAGAATTCATGAATTACCAGATTATCCATGTCATGGAGGAATACGATCCTGAGATGGATCGTCTTTTATTTTATCTTCCTCTTGCCGGCAGTGCGTTCAAGAAGGTCTATTACGACGATATTCTGGACAGAGCCGTAGCGCGGTTTGTTCCTGCGGATGATTTGGTCGTTCCTTATAATGCAACCGATTTAGCATCTGCGTCCAGAATCTCTCATGTTGTTCGCATGAGCAGCAACGATGTCCGTAAGTTCCAGGCTGGCGGTTTCTATCGCGAGATAGAACTTGAACCATATGAAAGCGAGGACGAAGTCCGCAGTAAGGAGCGTGAGCTTTCAGGGATACAGAAAACAACCGATGATCAGGATTGCACTCTTTTAGAAATCCATACTGAATTGGATATTCCGGGATTTGAGCATGTAAGTCCCTTGGATAACGAACAGACTGGAATCAAGCTTCCCTACATTGTGACGATAGATGAGGGTAGCTCTAAGATCTTATCCATTCGCCGTAATTGGCAGGAGGGAGACGACCTTTACAGGAAGCTTCAATATTTCTCCCATTACAAGTTTCTTCCTGGGCTTGGGTTCTATGGCTTTGGCCTATTGCACATGATCGGAGGTTTAGGGCGTTCGGCAACCTCTATTCTAAGGCAGTTAATCGATGCTGGAACACTTGCTAATCTTCCCGCTGGCTTTAAAGCTCGCGGCATTCGCATCCGTGATTCTGACGAGCCTTTGTCTCCTGGTGAGTTTCGCGATATTGATGTTCCCGGTGGAGCTCTTAAAGACAGCATTCTGCCGCTGCCGTACAAAGAACCAAGCCAGACACTAATGGCTCTTCTTGGGTTTGTTGTAGATGCTGGGCGCCGCTTTGCGGCAATTGCGGATTTACAAGTTGGTGATGGCAATCAGCAAGCCGCTGTAGGCACGACTGTAGCGCTTCTCGAGCGCGGCTCAAAGGTTATGTCGGCAATTCACAAGCGCTTATATTACGCGCAAAAACAAGAATTTCGGATGTTAGCTAAGGTTTTTGCCGAGTCTCTTCCGCCCGTATATCCGTATAACGTCTGGGGCGCGGAGGCCATGGTCAAGCAGACCGATTTTGATGAGCGGATTGATGTCATTCCTGTATCCGATCCGAATATCTTTTCTATGTCGCAAAGACTGGCCTTGGCACAGACACAGTTACAATTAGCGCAATCAAATCCGGAAATGCACAATCTTTATGAAGCATATCGGAGAATTTACGAGGCAATAGGGGTCCAAAACATAGAGGCTCTTTTGCCCACGCCTAAACCGCCGCAACCCATAGATCCGGCAATCGAGAACGCCCGTTCTATCATTCAGGAGACTTTACAGGCTTTCCCGACCCAGGATCATGATGCTCACATGACGGCGCATGTTTTATTCATGAAAACGCCTACCCCGGCTTCAACGCCGCCTATTTTCGCTCTTCTCCAGGCGCATCTTTGTGAACACATTGCCTACAAGGCGAGAGGTGTTGCCATGGCTGAGATGCAAGTCGCAGCGCAAGAGGCCGCGCAAACGGGACAAGAGCCGGAGCCAATGGATGTTGAGGCCAAGGTTGCTCAATACATTGCTCAGTATACGGATGAAGTCATGGCCGCACTGATGCCGCCACCGGCTGGTGAGGCAGATCCTTTGGTTCAGTTGCGATCCAAGGAGTTGGATATCAAGGCAGCGGATGTACAGCGCAAGGCCGGCGAGTTTTCCGAGAAACTTGCGTTCGAGGTCGAAAAAGAGGACGAAAAACAGGTTTTGGCACGTGAGAAGATAGATTCTCAGGAAGATATCGCATTGTTGCGCGCTGAAGTGAATAGAGAGCGCATCGAACAAGGGGCGGCGGGGCGTGGCAATTAATGCCTATTCGTAAGGTGAAAGGCGGATGGACCTTTGGCGGTGCTGTATATAAAACTTTAAAGGCGGCTAAAAGAGCGTATAAAGCTTATTTAGCCAAGAAGCATGGTGCCAAACCGAAAAGCAGAAAGGCGTAATGTTTCACGTGAAACAATTATCGAGTGATTGAGGAAAATAACATGAACAGATCAAGTTTTGGTAGGATCACTCAAATGGCAGATCAGATGGACATTCCAAAACAGGAAGCGAGGGGTCTTATGGCCAAGGCAAAAAAGAAGAATGATGCGGCTGGGTACATGAAAGGTGGTCATGTCTATGTTGTCACCTTTGGCAGCGAAGATGTTCCCGTTGAATGGGGCCGTAAGGAACTCGAAAGTGACACGGAGCAGTTAATCCAAGGTAGCGAGTTCCAGGTTCGTGGTCGTTACTTCAACAACAACGATGGGAAGGGGACTTTCTGATGGATGGATATTTGGCGAGTGTACGCAAAGCTAAAAATTATGCAGAATTCAAGAAAATGCATCCCAACGTAGATATAACTAGGGAAGGATTTCTTGACCTGAAGAGAAGGGGAAGAACCCTTTCCGATGCTGATTTCTTTAAAACTCCTCCGAAGACCTTTTCCGATTTGGGTGAAAAGTATCTGACCCGCAACGATGGCGGTATGGCCCAGAAAACGAGGACTTTCTGAGCAAAGAGGGACGAATGAGTGGGATTGGATCTTCTCAAAACTTTACTTCCGCTAGTA